CATAGAATGAGAATGAATAGTTCTGTGGTACTATCAAACCCTTTGGTAGAATGAGAAGATTGTTTGAAGATCTAACTTCTCTTGTTTCGTAATGACTTACCGAGGATGCCTTATCAATTGACCCATATTTCTTATCAAGGTAATCAAAAAATGCATCTTGAGAAAGAGGCCATTCAGTTTGAATGTTTAGAATATTATTTGATAGAAGAACTACCCAATCTAATGTTGCATCTTGATACACATTATATGCAACGTTATCTGGACGTTCATCTCCAAGAATTTTATACTTATCAAAGAATGTTAGATTCTCAGATATTTCTTCTCTGATTTTACCCCTTTTAAATAAATTTTTAACAGTGATGTAATCAGAGATATTTTTTTTATCAGCACCTCTACTGATATAATCTACATTTGGTATTTGTCTGAAGTAAGGTCTAGACATGATTAGTAACCTACAGTTGAATCGTTATCATTAGCATAATCTCCATCATAAATTGGGGTTAGTTCTGTGAATGTAAGTTGCATATCGTAGGAAGTCATAGAAGGAACCTCTGCAAAGGTCATATATGTCCCCTCTGGTACATAATTAACGGTGCAATTTAGTAATGCACATTCTTTAATTCTTCCAATATAAGGATGATCTTTTCCTGCATTAATGTATTGAACTTGAAATGTGTTTGGAGATTTTAAAAATAATTCTGATGAACTTTGTTTTACCGACATACCTTGCTTAAAGAATCTGATAATTTTTCTTACATTATCCACATCTGCTCTTCCTCTTGGAGACATTCTAAACGATAATGTAAATTGTCTTAGTTGTGGGCCATTAAACAATAGCTCCATGTTTGGGTTGATAATTGCACCACTTGTTCTAGAGAGTAAATTTTGAGCACCAGCAGCTTCACCTGCAAAATATGTAGCTAATGCGTTTTGTATATCTCCTTTATTTTCTTTAATTAATTTCGACATCCCTTCTGCTGCTAGATCTGTATCTTGTCCACCACTTTTTATTATTTCAAATGATGCAGATGCCGCCATTGCTTGAACGGGTGATAAATTTGCACTTGACCAATCAACTGTATTGGTATCGCTAATCTGACCTTGAATCGGAAGAATGCATTGACCTATTGAATTCCTTTTTTCAAATGGTCTTCCAGATCTATTCAATCCACCGCCACTAGCTATTTGACTTGCGCTTAATGGAGTTGGAACATAACGATACATATTTACTTTAATATAGTCTTGAAGAGATACATCAAGATCTGCTGGATATTTTAAATTTTTAGGATATGATTGGCGAACTTTTCCTGCCGCATCAGATACACTAAAATTGAGATCACTTAATTTATCAACTGATGGAGTTCCAGATTCTCCATCACCATTCTGTGAACTTTCGCCTGTTGTTCCATCCTTATTTAAAGTTGCTACATTCCCCAAAGAACTTTTAAATTCTTTAGAGTTCTTAACAGTATCTGTTGTACCAGTTTGAGTCATGAAAGCAGATGATGCTTTTCGACTTCCATCTTCCAATGACTTTAATCCAGCATCTCCATAACTCGCTTTAATTTGATTGTATCCAGAAAGATTTGTTTTATTTCCATTAGCATCGATAGACATAACTGGTGTTCTTGATCCACCAATATCAAAACTTTGACCCGTTGTTTGATTTCTTAATCCAGTTGATATCTGTGGCGCATTCGCATAGATAATTCTATCTCCCGTTTCGGGATTTACTGAATAAGTATAACTTAAATTTGGATTCGCCCCTGCCGTAGCAGAACCTTTAGTTACCCCTGGGAATGTAGCAGAGTAGTAACCATTAGTACCATCTTTTACCCACCCATTTGGTACAGTTTTTAGTTCGATAGCCATTATGGCATTATGTTATCGGTTATTATACAACCTATTTAGACGTTATTCCCAACTCGTCTTCGGTTATAACTTTAAATACCATCATTCTATCTTTGCAAAATTCATCAGCTGCTTTCCATTTTGCTTGATTGACTGCGTATGTTTTAACTTCTCTAATCCAACTCTTAGTTTTTCTTGATGGGTTTGGATTTGGTGGTTTTGTTTGCCTTTTTGGTTTAACTTCGATTACATATGTAGTAATATGCCCATCTTTATCTTTTACTTTTGTGATAAAGTCTGGAAAATATCTATGCATTTTATTATCTACTGGTGATCTGTATGGGATCCAAAATTCTTCACTTCCCCATTCCAGAATACTTTCATTCAGATCACACCAAACGCAAAATTTCCTTTCCCAACTGCTACGACAGATAATATTATTTGGGTTTCCTTTGTACTTATCTGGATGTGATGGTCTGTATTTGCTTTTGATACTTTCTGCCATTATCTCTACTACATAATATATAAAACTAAATTTATTTAGATGTCTACTCGGGCACCAGCACCAAAACCAAGAAAATTATCTGATATAAAAGCAAAGTTATTGCAACCAGCAACTACATCTAATTTTGAATGTTGGTTTGCAGTTCCTTCTGGACTTCCTCTGGCTGCTAATAAGATCCCATATGATCCAGACAGACTAGTAATTACGTGCTCTGAAGCATCTCTTCCTGGATCATCCATCGCTACTCATGAAATTAATAATGATTACACTGGAATAACTGAGAGGCATGGTTATCGTAGATTATACGATGATAAAGCAGACTTTACTTTTTATGTTGATACACAATATTATCAAATTAAATTTTTTGAAACCTGGATGAGGTATGTTGTAAATGAACAGTATGCCGCAGGATATGATACTAAACCAAATTATACTTATAGGGTAAACTATCCATCCACTTATCAAACAGATATTTTTATCAGTAAGTTTGAAAAAGACTATGGATCATCTGTAAGGGGAAGAGGATACAAAAATTCTCCACTAGTATATAAGTTTATTAAAGCATTCCCAACAAGTATCAATTCGATGCCTGTAACATATGATTCTTCTTCTCTTTTAAAAGTAACAGTGTCTTTTACATATAGTAGATATGTTATTGCAAATAGTTCTGCTTTTTCTGGAACACAGGCAGAACAATCTACTCTTGGTGTTCCTGGATCCCCTGGAATCTTTGGGGTAGATACAACAGGACTACAAGGACCTTCAGCGCCATTCGCTCAAGGTACAGGTATCAATGAAAATCTTGCAATATGGGCTTTATCAAATCAAAATATGATTACCAGTCAAAAGATATCAACTCCTGGTAACTATCTTGCAGATCAAAAACAAATTTTAAATAATGCTAATGCAGCATATCCAGTAGGTTCTCCTCAAAGAACCTTGTTACTGCAAAAAGCTCAAACAATGAATCCAAAAGTTAAATTTTAATATGCAATAAAAAAGTCCCTTATTGGGACTCACTCTCTCCAGTCTTTTGGAGCATCTGAAGATGGTAATATAACACTTGATACTGCGTGTAAAGTTACAACTAAAGAAGAGTATCCCAATAGAATTAGAAGTACACTTCCGATTGCGTAAGAAACAAATTTATTCATTTTTCACTTCCTTTGATTTTCTTCATTCCATAAACAGAAGAAATAACCATAATATTTGAAAGAAGAAACCAAGTTCCATCTGCAAATACGTTGATTCGATGTCTCATTTCTGCTCTTTCAGATCCTACTGCAACTGCTTGTTCAAGTGCAATCATATCTTTTACTACCCAAGTTCCAAAAAAGTATGAAAGACCGAGACCGTAAAGAAAGACAATAGCGAAAAAGAAGTTTTTCATGAAACTTGTTTTGTTTTGTATGATCTTATTATAGCGTATTTGAGGTCTCTTTAAAACTCTCATGGTCAGTTTAGGATCTGTCCACAACACCCATAAATAAAGTATCTGAATTTCTATAGGAGATCATGCCTTTACCTAAAATTTCTACACCAACGTATGAATTGGAATTGCCTTCAACTGGAGAGACCGTACAATATAGACCTTTTCTAGTAAGAGAAGAAAAACTTCTTGTATTAGCTTTAGAAAGTGAAGATACTAAACAGATTACTACTGCAATTAAAACAGTAATTAAAAGTTGTATTCTCACTAAAAATATTAAAGTAGAAACTCTTCCAACTTTTGATATTGAATATTTGTTCCTTAACATTAGAGGAAAATCAGTTGGAGAAGAAGTAGAAGTTAGTATTATTTGTCCAGATGACGGTGATACTACTGTTACTGTAAAAATTAATATCGATGATATTAATGTGGTCAAGAACGAAGAACATACTAAAACCATTACAGTTGATAAAAATATCTCGATGGATATGAAGTATCCATCTTTAGAACAGTTTATCAAGAGTAATTTCGATCTATCAAGAGACTCTAATATTGAACAATCATTTGATCTCATTTCATCTTGTGTAGATAAAATTTACACCGAAGATGAAGTGTGGGCAGCTGCCGATTGTACAAAGAAAGAGGTTACTGAATTTTTAGATCAGATGAATTCTTCTCAATTTAAACAAATTGAGAAGTTTTTTGAAACTATGCCTAAACTTTCACACACACTAAAGGTAACAAATCCCGTAACCAATGTTGAAAGTGAAGTAGTATTGGAGGGTCTATCCAGTTTTTTCGCATAGCCTTAGCTCACATAGATCTTGAGAGCTATTATAAATTGGTTTTTTCTTTAGTTCAGTACCATAAATATTCTTTATGGGAAGTTGAAAACATGATGCCTTGGGAACGAGACATCTATGTAGAATTACTAAAGCAACATTTAGAAGAAGAAAACTCAAAGCAACAGGCAATGCAACATGGTAGTTGGTAATCCAAGATCAACCTCTAGTTCCAAGAACGTTTCAGAACAAATCGATGCAAGAATTCTGAGACTTCTTGGATTGGAGGATGTTTTTGACTTGGATTATGAAACTTATATTACCCTGTTAAAAGAAATACTTGTAAAGAGTGTTGTAACTGGAAAGAATAAACTCGCTAATGAAGAAGTAAATCTTTTAAAGGATGAGTTAAAACGGGTAAAAGGTAGAGGAAAAACTGGAAGATTTAAAGTTAAGGAAAAAAAGGTAAGTGCTTCTAAGATAAAAAACGTTACTGCAAAAATTACAAATAATAATTACATATTAAATCAATCAACAAATGTAATCTCTCCACAAAAACTTTTACCAGCTGGAGGAACTTCAGTAACTGCTGCTGAGGTAACAGATAAAAGTAAAACTTTGGGTGATGAGTTTGAAAATAATATTTCTGCGATTAGAAAGTCTGTCGAATCTATCGCCAATATTCTTGGGGAGCAATTAAAATTTCAACTTAAATCTCGTGAGAATGAAAGGAAAGACTCTGAATCTAGACGTAGAGGAGCAAGAGAATCTGCTTTAGAAAAACCATTGAAGGTAATGAAAAAAGTCATCGATGGTATTTTAGCACCTGTTAAATCAATATGGGAAAAAATATTAAACTTCTTTGTACAAACTTTACTGGGTAGAATAGTTTTTAAATTGGTTGATTGGTTTGCAAATCCAGAAAATGCTAGAAAAATTAGGTCATTAATTAGATTTTTTGGAGATTGGTGGCCTGCTTTACTAGGGGCTTACATTTTATTTGGTACAAGTTTTGGAAAATTTACCAGTAGTATTCTAGGTATTGTAGGTTCTGGATTATTAAGGTTAACAAAATTTGCTATTCCTCAACTTCTTAGATTTATAAAGAGTCCTCTTGGAATTGCGACTGGATTATTTACTGCTGGTGCAACAATTCCAATGTTGTTCCCAGAAACAGTTGACGAGCAAGAAAGAAAGGTATCTCAAGCCCCTGGTAGTAATGCTGAAAAGATAAAAGAACTTCAAAAACAGAAGGATGCCTTAAGTTGGTTTGAAAAACTTCAAGGAAAAGGATCTGAGATAGATGAACAAATTTCTAAATTAAAAACTGGTGAAACTAAATCATATGGATTTAGTGGAGGTGGATGGTCTGGATTAGTTGCTGGACAAAAAGGAACTGATAAGATCCCAGCGATGCTTACAGATGGTGAATTTGTAATGTCTGCTGGAGCAGTTCGTAAGTATGGTGTAGATACTCTTGAATCAATGAATGCCGCAGGCGGCGGAAATAATAAACCAAGAGAAATTAGTGGAACAGTATACGCTCAAGGTGGAGGATATGTTGGATTTGATGGAGAGGGTTTGAGATCTGGTGGTAATAATCTCAAATCAATTGTCGATGAAATAGTAAAACAATTATCTCCACATTACAATTGGGCAAAAAATTTAGCAATTAAAAATGGTATATCATTAGCAGGATCTATTTCCACAGCTGGAAAAGGATTGCAAAATACTGCTTTAAATCTTGGAAATAGCATCTATAGTGGTGCTATGAATCAAGCAGCATCTGCTCAACGTTATTTAAATAATGGATCCTTGCAAAGAGATGTAATGATGTTGGGAAATCAAGCATATAAAGCTGGATCTCAACTTTATTCTCAAGGAATGAATTATGCACAAAATGCTTCTAGAACCCTTACTAATCTTGATCCCAAAAAACCTACATCTAATGCTTTAAGTTCAATTCAAAGAGCAACTTCATCAAAAGAATATCAATCGTTTTCCGAAAGAACAAATAAAATACAGGACAGAATGATTTCTTTTGGTGATAAATTCATTAAAAAATTACCAGATGGTCCATTTAAGGAAATGGCGGATAAGGGATTAATCCCTATTCCAACTGGAAATGCTACAAATATGAGAAACCTTACATTCCTTAAAGCATTATTGGGTCCTGTTGGAAAACCTTTTAAAATTTTATCCAATAAAGAAGTCGATGCGATGAGACAAAAAACTATTGATCTCACAATGAACAAACATGGTTTAATGATAGATCCAAAAACTGGTCAAGTGAAAATGAATTGGAATCAAGAAGATATTAATAAAGGGCAACGTGGGGGAGGTGCTTATACTGATACATTAGGGAAGAGAGGATCATCTTTTAACTCAACTCTTGGAAGATTTTCTGCAGCAACAGAAGGATCTGGAAACACTTTGTTTTCTGATGATAGATATAACTTTAATAAGACTGTATCAGAATACGCATCAAAGGCTAAAGACGCATTATTAAAGGGTTCTATGTCCGATGCGACTTATTATGGAGCATCGATGCTTGGTAGATTTGCTCAAGATATTGGTTGGTTGAATCAAAGAGCTCTTGGTAGTAGAATTCAGATAGGATCTGTTAATAGAAATACAATTGATCCTAAAACAGGAAAGCCAAAATCAGCACAGCAAATATCTGCAGATCAAGCAAAAGCAAGGCAAGAAGCTGCGCGATTAGCAAAACGAAGAGCAAATGAAGAAAAGTTAAGAGAAAAACGTGCTTGGTGGGATAAAATGGGATGGTTTGGTGGGGGCTCTAAAGTCGCCCAAGAGCAAGCGAGACAGGCGCAAATTGCAAAAAAAGCAACACCAAAACCATCATCAACAACAAAACCACCATCTCCACCAAAACCAAAAGTAACAGTCGTTAGACCAACTGCTGGTGGTGGAATGAACGGTGGAAGATCATCAAGAAATGGTGGAAGTGCCACCAGACCACCAGCAATACAAGCGCAAAGTTCTAGAAGAACAAGCAACTCAAGAGCAACTCACGGAATCAAGTAGATAAATGGCTAACTTAAACACTAGAAAATTTTTACCTGCAGGGAATAAAGGAGGATCTTTAGTCAAATCAAATTCTGGTGCAATTTCTCCACAAACAAAATTCTTTGCATCGAAAAAAACTGTTAAAACAACTGATATTTTATCAAAGAAAAAACAAGATTTTTCAGATAGAGTTCAAGAAGACGTTTACGAAATTAAATTAAAAGTTATTGATATTGAAAAAATGTTGCAGAGTAGTTTTGCTACTCAAAAAAAAGACTCTGAAAGGAAAAGAAGAAGATCTGAAAAAGAAGAATTTGAAAAAAAGGAAAAAGATTTAGAAAAGAAACCTACCAAAGATGACTTAAAGAAACCAAAAATCCCTACACCAAAAATGGGATTATTTGATTGGATTAAAAACTTTATTTTCAATACTGTTCTAGGATTTCTTGCTTACAGACTTATTGAACACTTACCAACTGCGATGAAATTCGTATCTGTGATGGTAAAATCTGCGGATTTTATTATTGATATTGGAGGAAAACTTCTAGATGGACTTGTTACATTCATAGATTGGGGATATAAAGCATATGATGCTACTCGTGGATTCATCAAAAATATGTTTGGTGATACGGGAGCAAAATTATTTGATAAATTTTCAAGTACATTAAACACATTCATTAACTTAGCAATCATTGCTGGTTTGATTGCTGTTAGAAATCGTGGAGGAATGGGTCTTGGTGGTGGTAAGGGAGCAGGAGGAGCAGCATCTGCAAAAGGTTTTAGGGGAGTAACAACTTCAGGTGGTCGTCGAGTAGGAAAACCTGATGTAAGAAATCCATTTAGAAAGAAACCAACAGTAACTACGAGTGGTGGTAAAGGATTTAAATTTCCTGGTACTGGACCAAAAGTAACTCAAGGTGTTGGTGGAAAGGTTGCACAAAGAGCAGCACTTAGAAGTTTAAAACCGATTCTTGGAAGACTTCCTATCATCGGGGGACTCCTTGAATTTGGTTTATCTTGGGCTCTTGGTGATCCTATAGGTAAAGCAGCATTTAGAGGTATTGGTTCATTATTAGTTGGTGCTGTTGGAGCTGCTATCGGTGGACCAATAGGTGCTGCTGTTGGAGGTTTTGTTGGGGGAGATATTGGCGGAAAACTTTATGATGTATTTTTTAATAATAAGTCATCAAAAGAAACTGGGAATAAAAAAGGATATGCTGAAGGGGGCAAAGCTGGAAATAAAAATCGTAAATCTAGAAGATCAAAACCATCTGGTAGAAAATTACGACTAGGAAAAGGTAAACGAAGAATCACTGCTAAGTTACCATCCGCTCCACAGGTTGTTCCAGGAAAAGATATCGGTGGAGAACAAAAACTTTTTGGACTATTCCCAAACCCTTTTGCTGGTCTTTTTGGTAAGAAAACTACAGAAAAACCTCAAGAACAACCAGATCCTTTTGGTTTCATGAGGAGATCATCTGTTACATATTCAAAAATAGATTTCTTTGGACCAGTATTAACTCTGGCATCTAATTTACTATTGGGACAGAAACCATCTAACAGTGATTTTGAAAATGTTGCTTTAGGTATTAACGCACTTATTCAACAAGGATTTGCTAAAAATAAATTGAAAGGTGGTATCATAACTGCCTTTGCTGAAGGTGGATTAGTAGATCCTAGTATCACAAATGGAGATGTTGATCTTACTAAGTGGATAGAACAGTCCGCTAAGGATTCAATTTATCCAAAAGTGGATAGTGTGACTCGTGATTTGATGAAAAATATGCTTCTTAAGAAAAAAGAAGAAGAAACTCAATCAGCACCTGGAGTAAATGGTGAAGAGTTTAGTGGGGAGACAACTGGAGGAGGAACTGCAGATACGTCTTTAAATCCATATAGGAGAGCATTTTTAGATACACTTGCTTATGCCGAGGGGACTGCAAACTATCCTAATACAGGATACAATACTATGTTCACTGGAAAACAGTTTAGTGGGTACAGAAATCACCCCAGACAAATACAACGTAGTGGTAGATATGCTTCAGATGCTGCGGGTCGTTATCAGTTTTTAAGTACAACTTGGGATGGTTTAGGACTTCCAGATTTCAGTCCTGCTAACCAAGATAAGGGTGCCTTAAAGTTACTTGCACCTCATGTTCTTCAAGCTATTGATAAAGGAGATTTTGCTACTGCTTTCCATGGTGCGAGAAAAACTTGGGCTTCCCTTCCTGGTGCTGGTTATGGTCAACCAGAAAAAAGTATGAAGACTCTTGTTGGATATGCTAATAATAGGCTTGAAAAATACAAAAAAGGACAAATAGGTTCTCCAACTGGTCCTGGTATGTCTGATACTAAAGAAGGTGGACAAGTCGGTGGGGATGGTAAATTTATTCAGGGAAATTCTGGAGCATCTGAAGGAGTTCACTTTCATATTGGTCCTGGAAGTCAAACAAAGGGAACAATATTACAATCACAATACAACTCTGATGCTAGATCAACTGCACTAAAAGCTTTTAATCAATTTGCAGGAAAGAGAAGTGTTTACTTTGGAAGAAGTAAAGTTTCGGTTCCGAAAGGAAGCAAACCTTCTTCTGGAGAAGCTGCAAAAATGATTGCGAGAGAGCAGCAAGTTCACACTGCTAAAGGATCTCAGGGTGGAATTGATATGCAAGTTGATTTTGAGGCAAAGGTTCCATTTCCTCTTAGAACTACTGGAATGCAATATCGTAGAAATGGATTTGGTGTGAGTGCTGATATTGTAGGATCAAATTCTTTCGTTGCTCATGGTAGATATGATGAGAAAGGAAAAGTTGCTCCACAAGAATTGATGAGGTTGTATGAAAAAGGTGGACCAACTTTAGCGAAACCACACGTAGCTATGATTGGTGAAAAGGGTGCTGAATATGTAATTGATGCTGACTCATATAAGGCAACGGAAAGAGTTGCTCCAGGATTACTTGATATTTTGAACTATGATGTTCATGATAAAAAATCTTTACAGACTAAGATGCCTTCAATCATATCATCATTAAGTAAGTATGCTTCATATGAATTTGGAGGATCATCTGAGGTTATCGTTGTAGATAATTCAGAATCATCTCAAGGACCTGAAGGAGGATCTTCATCTGGATCTTCTGGAATGGGATTAAATAATAATACTAAATCTACATATGATCCATTTAACAAATTGTACGCTGTAGGATAATGACGGAAACAAAAAGAGCTGAATCGGCTGAAGTTAAAAAATGTATTTTAAAGGCCAATCAAGGAAGTAATAAAGTTGACCTATCAACTGGTCTTGCTCGCATAGAATATCGTGAGAGTATTTTACAGGAAACAATTGATGTTGGAATTGTTTTTGCCGAGACAGGACAAAGTGTTGGAACTGGAGAAAATGCAAAGGGAGTTATTGAAGGACTTCCAGTTTGTGGTGGTGAAGAATTAGATTTAGAAATGATCGACAACTATGGTGAAAAAATAGCAGTTAAAGTTCATGTGAATAAAACTGCAGGAATTACAAGAAGTACAACTAGGAATATTGTTGCTTTGGAACTTACAAGTAAAGAATATTTCTTGAATGAGATAGAAAGAGTTGTTAAAAGATATGACGGAAAAATTTCAGATTCTTTTGCAAAAATTATGAGAGATATAATTAAAACGCAGAAGAAAGTTTTCTTTGATGAGACTTTGAATGAGTATAATTTTCTAGGAAATTCAAGAAAACCTTTTTACATTTGTACTTGGTTATGTAAAAAATCTATTCCAAAAATTGAGCAAACAAAAACCAATAAGAAAACGGAAGGGGCAACAAATAAAAATCCAACTGCTGGATATTTCTTTTATGAAACAAGTGATGGATTTTATTTTAAATCTATCGATAAACTTTTAGATAGTAAGGGGAAGACACCACCAAAATATATTATGAATAACACGACGGATCTACCCAATGGATATTTTGGAAAGATTGTAGACTATACTGTAGTAGCAGCAAGCGAAGATGATACTGGTGGTATGGACATTCAATCAAAACTTCAGATGGGTTCTTACGGAAATAGAACCAGAACATTAAACACTTATAATCAAGAGTATAAAGATCAAGAAAAAAAGGCAAGTGAACAGGAATCAAAAGTCAAGACTGCTGGAAAAGAGTTGCAGTGTCTTCCAGATTGGTTGAAAGATAAAGTGTCTAGAGAGTTCGTATCGACTCTTCCTGTAGGAGTTCTACCTAGTGGAGCAACTGTAGAAGAGCAATTGAAAAAGTCAAAAGAATCAACAATGGATATTGAGAGTACAGTTGCTCAAGCACCAATGAGATATAATCAACTGTATGCTAGAAAGGTTGAGATAACTATTCCTGCAAACTTTTCACTTCATGCTGGAGATTTAATTGAGGTTGCTTTCCCAGAACAATCTGCACAGGAGCAACAGAAAGTCAGTACAAAGTTAAGTGGTATCTATTTGATTTCGGATATTTGTCATCAATTAACTCCAGGAACTTCTTATACAAAGTTAAACATTGTTAGGGAGGGAGATGGTAAGAAGAGTGCTTCTTCTGGAGGGATCACTAGCATACTATAATAAATAGTAAAAAATTATGTTACCGATATGGAAAACATAGATCAACATATTGAAAAAGATAAAAGGATTTTAGACGATCCACAAACTTCTCCTCAAGCTCGTAGACATACTGAGGAGGAATTAAATGCTCTTAAATCTTATAAAGAACATCATCCAGAAGATGATCATGATCCAACTCCTTTGGAATTATTCTGTGATGCAAATCCAGGTGCTATAGAATGTAGAGTTTACGAAGACTGATGCTTGAAAACTCACTATTTAATTCTAGCGTAATAGGAGCCGATGGTTTCTACTGGTGGATTGGACAGGTTGTTGATAACAGCACCTGGAAAGATAATGCGCCATCTAAAAAAATCAAAGATCCTAATGAAATAAAAGGATGGGGAGCAAGATATAAAGTCAGAATTTTAGGTCATCAAACAGATAAGAAGACCGATATTTCTGATATAAATTTACCTTGGGCAACTATATTACTTCCAGTGACTGCAGGATCTGGTCACATGCAGTCTGGTCAAACTCCATTAATTAAACATGGAACTTTTGTGTATGGATTCTATGCTGATGGAATGGAATCCCAGCAACCAGTTATCATGGGAATCCTTGAGAACAATGCTCAAACAGAATTACTAAAGTCAATTCCAAATAAGGGGTTTGTTCCATTCAGTGCTCACGCTAATAATGAAAGAGTTGCTACCTATGGAATTCCATCTGGGAAGGGTAGTGGTTGCGGCAATCCTTTTAATGGTGGAAGACCGCTAGAAGGATCTGCCTCAGTTCCAAATCTTACAAATAATGCAGACATCATTCAAGCTAAAACTGGATATGATGATAAAACATCTATCAATAAAACACAGAAGTGTGGGGGTAGTGCTTTAGATCAAGCAAAAATAGCTATTGAAAATTTAGTAAAAGAAATTGAAAGAATTAAAAGTCTTATAGATTGTTGGGCTCAGGTAGCAATAGGTAAGATACAAGACTTTCAAGCGGCTATAGAAAGATCTCTTGCTGAAGTCGCTTGTGTTATTGCTAGGTTTATAAAAACAATTATTGATGCTGTTAGAAAATTTATTGAGGAAAAAACACAAGCAGCTGTTAGACCAACGTTCTATACTGTTCCAGTAGATCAAAGAAATAATGTTAAGAATGCACAGAAGACTGCGATAGATATTCTTTTGTGCATTTACAATAAAATTATTGCTGCTCTTTGTGATATAATTCAAGCAGCTCTTAAAGGTACTCTCGACAATATTGTTAATGTTACAAGTTGCTTTATTGAGGGATTAATTGGAACCATCATTGGTGGTATCTTAGGTTTAATTAATGGTGCTTTAGATGCAATATTAGCACCATTAAATGCAGTTGTTGGGGCATTAGATTTTGCTGGTGATATTCTAGCCTTACTCGCATACTTAAAAGGATTCTTAACTTGCGACGAAAATCCAGAATGTTCAGAAGTTACTGAGTGGTCTCAATGGGGAGGATCTAATGGAGGAATTATTTCTTCAATAGAAAATATGTTTGATAGAGCGAAAGAAGTTGGACAATCTTTTTCTGATGCAGTAAATTTGGATAATTTTGATTTTGCATCACTTGGAGATGATATGGCTGGTGTCTTTACAAACTGCTATGTTGGTCCAGAATTATGTGGACCCCCATCTGTTCGCTTCTGGGGAGGAGGTGGAGTAGGAGCAGTTGGTAACGCAATTATCGGTAAGACTGGAGAAGTATTGGGTGTTGATATTCTTTCAACTGGTATTGGATACAATGAAAAAACCAGAGTTTCTGTTGAAGATCCTTGTGGTGGAGGAAGGGGTGCTGTTGGTCAGGTAGTTTTGGGTCCAACAAGACCACCAGGGAGTGGAAGTAATGCCGATAAAAACAGAGGTAAACCTGGAACAGGTATTATTGAAGTTGTAATGATCAGACCAGGAACAGGGTATAAGAATAAGTATGATGGTAGTTTAGGAGGAATGGGAAGAACCTGGGCAACGAAAGATCAAACAACTATTAAAAGATCAAATGGAAAATATGAGAGACCACTAAATCCTGGTAGTAGAACAGAAGTATGTCCAGGAGATACT